TGGATCTTATGCCGGTATCCGAGGGCGTGCATCGCTGCGAGCCAGGCGTCGAACATGACCCACTTGGCTGCGTCCACGACGTTCTCGGTGATGATCGCTTTGTAGTCGTGGTATTCCGCGAAACGGGGGACGTCCCACATGGTGGCTCTGGACCGGTCAGCGGCTTCGTCAGGCAGGGAATCCCCGAACATGTCGGGCTGGTTGGTGATGCGCTTCCGGCCCTTCGCGACGCTGTGGTTTGTGCATTCAGGGGACGCCCAGAGGATGTCCGAGTTCGCGACGTAGCGGGGGTCTGTTTGGGAGATGTCCGCTTGGATGTGCGCCGCGTCCGGGTGGTTGGAGTTGTGCGTCTCGATGGCGAGCTGCCAGTGGTTCATGGCTGTGCGGACCTCGACGCCGGGGTTCGCGATAGCTCCGGTGCTGCTCCCTCCGGCCCCGCAGAACATGTCCGTGATTGTGATAGTCATGCTGCTACTTCCTTGGGGTATCCGGCATGGGTGGGGTCGTCTATGTTGTTATGGGTGAACAGTTTGTTCCGCAAGGAAATTACAGATGCCTCCGCCTCAGCGATGGTCCTGAAATATCCGCCCACGTATCCCTTACCTTGGTGCTGAACTTGGGCTATCCATCTTCTGTCTTTCTTGCTCCAGGTGACTCCGCGCACTCCTGATGTGCTGCGGGCGGTTGGGCCGCTCAAGTTCTCGCTGTTCTGTTTGGGCGTTACGGTTCGCAGGTGCTCGGGGTTTACGCAGCGCCTGTTATGGCAGATGTGGTCAATCTGCATGCCGTCCGGGATGGGGCCATTTGCCCATTCATAGGAGACTCTGTGGCTACGGAGCGTCTTGCCGCCGTTTTGGAAGTCTCCATATCCGTTGTGCGTTGTGGATCCTGCCCAGTTCCAACAGCCGTCAGTCTTGTTGACCTTCGCCCAGAAACGTTCTTCCGTGGTTGGAGCAACTTGCGCGTCAGTCGTTCCGTGTGTCCGTTGTCTCTGGTAGTGCTTTGTGCAGAGCCCCTTGCAGTAACTCTTTCCGCTGCATCCTTCTACTGCGCAAGTTTTCATGCTGCCTCCCGTAGTACGTGCTCTGCATGGCCTTTGTGGTCCGGGTCGTCCAGAAGTTCGTCGTCCCAGCACATCGGTGGCAGCCAGCCGTTTTTGCGGGCGGCTGTGCGTGCCATTTTCGATGCGGGGGTGAGTGGTGGTGTTTGGTTCCAGAGCTGGTCGTAGAGGTCGCGTGCCTGGTTTGCGAGGGCCTGGGTGACGCGGCGGTTGTAGTGGAGGATGTGGGTGAGTTGCGGGTGTGGGATTCCCAACTCACGGGCGAGGGTGTGTTGGTCCCAGCCTTGGGTGGTTAGGGCTTGGATGCGGCGTGCTGTGCCTGTGGGGTTGATGTAGGTGGTTTCCGGGTTGGCTTGGCCGGGGTTTAGTTGGAGGATGCGTGCCTCGGTTGTGTGGGTGATGGTTCGGGGCTGGTTGCGGGCGATGCGTTTGATGGTGTCTACGGTTAGGCCGGTTAGTTTGGCTTGTTGGTTGTATGACATGCCTGCTTGTTTGAGGTTTTGGATGTGTTGGCGGGCTTTGTCGGGGTTGCGGTGGTGTTGGGTGTAGCGTCCGTAGGCTTTTTGTTTGCGGGTGTGGGCTGCGTTTTGTCGGTGCGCTTCGGTGCATTGTGGGCAGCGGCAGGCGTCGTGGGTGTATGCGATGGCGGTGCCGTGCTGGTGGTTCGCTCTGGGGTGTTCGCAGTCGCGTTTCATGCGGCTGTACGTTGGCGTCGGTTGTAGTCGGTGACTTCCTGCGCGGCTCGCCTAAGTCCCGCGTATCCGCCGTGGACGGGTTCGGGCAGTTGCGCTTGTTTGGTGAGGTTTTGGGTGCGTTGGCGGGTTCGGAGGATCTGCGCCTCGAGGCGTTCGTTCTCCCTGCGGATCCGCATAGCCTCTTTGAGCCGTTCACGTTCCGCCGCTAGCTCGGCTTTGAGTTGTTCCTGGCGTTGCTGTTCGGCTTCGATGGTTTCCGCGCCTCGGTACTTGTAAACCATTTGCTGCTCCAAAAGGGGTTAGGGGTGCCCGCCGTTGTGACGGGCAACCCGAGTGGAAAGTCCTAGGAAGTTCTAAGTAGTTCTAAGCAGGTCGGTAGGCATCAAAAAGGAGGGTCTTGCGGGCCGTTGCCCCAGCCGTCCGACTGACCACCTGGAGCAGTCCACGGATCCGCTGCGCCCGCCTGCTGTCTCGGCTGCGGGTTGTTCTGCGACCTTGGCACCAGCGCCACAGCCTCGGCCACAACATCGAGGGATTCGCGTTTCTCGCCGTTGTGTTCGTACTCGCGGGTTTTCATCCTGCCCGTGACCATGATGCGGCCCTTACCGTCAGGGATCGCCGCGTCCAACGTCTCGGCGGCGGCACCGAACAGGGTCACGTTGTACCAGGTTGTTCCGGCGTCCTCCCACTGCCCTTGCTGGTTCTTCTCGCGGGCTGTCTCCGCGACACTGAACGAGGTACGGGGTTTGCCGTCGTTGGAGTACTTGAGGCCGTGGTACTTGCCGATATTGCCGGTAAAAGTGACTGTTGCCATTGCTCATGCTGCTTTCGTTTGGGTTGCGTACTTTTCGAGGTTTGTGGGCTGGAATCCGAACCAGTGGATGTCTGTTTCGGGGTCGCCGTTGCTGATTACGACGAAGGGAAGTTCTGCTTTTACCCCGTCATCTGCTGCGGTTGCTCGGATTGCGTTGGCTGTCTGTTCGTCAATGTCCGCGACGATTGCCCCGTACTCAATGCCGCGGTCGTCCAGCCATTTCTTGGTCATCCGGCACTGCCTACAGGGGCTCGTCGTGTAAACGGTGATTGTCTTGATGGTGGTTCCTTTAGTTGAGTGGTTGGGTCATGCGGGTCCAGTGCCAGGATCCGTCGCCGCAGCGGTAGAAGCGGATTTCTGGTTGCCCGCCGTTAGCGGCCCATATTTTGGCTCGGATCACACGTGCCGCTTCAAGGGAAGGGCAGGCGAGTTTCCCGCAACGGCACTTACGAAGCGGCGGGTGCTTCATCGGTTACGGCCAGCGCCCGGATTTCGGCCAGGATGTCCGGGTGGGTGCCGGCTGCTTGGGCGTCGATCCAGATAGCACGGATAGCGTCCACACCACCCGCCTGCTCTGCTTCGGCCAGGAAGTCGCGCTTAGCGGGCGTGGGTGCGTCGGGGAGTGGCTGCACGGTGAACATGGCACTCTTGCCGCGCTTGATGAGCAGGGGCACCTTGAGGGGCTTGTCAATGCCGCTCATGTGGCTGATGCGGGTTCCGCCTACTGTGTCGCCGCCGAACTGCACGGACGGGTCGCAGTAGAGGGTGACGCGCTGCCCGGCGTATTTGGTGGCGTCCGGTCCCCACGCGGCGACGATGACGCGGCGCATCGACTTACCGGGACGCCACACACGCGGGAACTCGGCAAGGTGGAAGTTGAACGGCTGCTCGGCGTTGTGCTTGCTGACCTTCTCGATGGTGAAAGTGCGCGGCCCGGACAGCAGATCAACGGCGTCCAATTGGTCACTGCGCGGAGCGATGCTCTCGGTAAGATCCATCATGACTAGGCTCGCCTTCGTTGGTCGTTGATTGAATACGGCATGTGTTCTTCCCGCCAAGCGGTTACCGCTTTTGCGGCTTCCTCAAGATCGTGGAATATGCCGATATGGTGGGGTGTTCGATTGAGCATCGCCTTAGCGATCCAGTGCCCATAGGTGTTGCACCAATAGACGCCGCGGACGCCGGACTTACTGTTACTGTTTGCTGACTCGCGGTTCTGCCCGTTCAGCGAATGGGAAGCTAGTCGCAGGTGATCTGGCCTTACGCAGCCCCGCGTGAAGCACATGTGGTCTACTTCTGCACCCGTTGCGATTTGGCCGTTACTCCACTCGTAGGAAACGCGATGGGCCAGGCGTGATCCGCCATTGAGCCGAAAGAGGCCATAGCCGTTATGCGTAGCTCCAGTCCACTCCCAGCACTCGCCAGACTTATCAACCTTCGCCCAAAAGCGTTCTTCGTCCGTCGCTTGCGCGTTTCTGATCGGCGCGTCCATATCCTTGCCTTTTGCCTTGCGGGCATAGTGGGCATTGCAATAGCCCAGAGCTTTACCCTTCGTCCGCTCACAGCCAGGATGTTTGCATCTGGCTTCCATTTAGAAGATGTCCATTTCTGCGAATAGGTCTATACGCTCGGTCGTGGGGAGCCCGGTGGTTGACGCCAAGTAGGTGTCGATCATTTGCGCGGCGGATTCCTCAAAAGCGGATACTGCTTCGTGGATTGCTTTCTGCCATTTCTCATCGGGCAGTACGCGCTTCACCCATAGCGGCATCCCGCCGTTGTAGGAGATGAAGTCGATCCATTCACGCCCGGATACCAACAACGCTGCTTGGCATTGGGCCATGTACTCCAGCGGTACCTCGTCGGCCAGGATCGTTGCCAGGTGCTTCTTCTGCCTCGGACTCTTGATTTCGATTAGCCCGTCATCGCCCACTAGCCCGTCGGGTGAGTAGCCGATTCGGTAGCCTCCAAAGTCGCGGATCATGAAGCCAAGTTCGCTCACGGGGGCGTGGTGTTCGGCGTACTTGTCGCGGGCGTATGGCTCTGAGAGTGTGCCGCGTTCCATGTCTGCTGAGGGGTAGACGGGTTCGACGTGCCCGGTGATGCGTTCGGCTACGAGTTGCATGGTGAGGGCGCGGGAGTAGTCGTTGGCGGCGGGTTTGACCGTTTTGGGGGTGATGAACTGCCCGACCACAGATGCTGTGACGATTCCGCAGCGTGCCTTGAGCCATTCGTCGGTGCCTTGCTCGAGGTGGTGGAAGACTTGCAGGCCCCCGTCTTGGGTACCGGGTTCTGTGATGGTCAGGCTCATGGGTTACTCCACGTCTGCGCGGTCGGTTAGTGGTGTGTTGATTGCGTTGTCTTGTTTGCAGGCGCAGTTGTGGTGGTTGTGACGCACCCATGTGTGGGGTGTGGCCCAGTCCCCGGTGGTGTCACGGGTCGGCTCAGGAATCGGGACGGTCATGCTGCACCGAAGATCATGTGGAGTAGGTCGGGTGCGTCGCGGGTGATGCGTTGCCGTGCGAGGCGTGTGTGTTCGGGGTTGGTGGTGATCTGGTTGAGTAGTGCCTGGTGTGCCGGGTTGAACGTCGCGTTGGGCTTGTAGGTGGGTGCGGTGTGGATCATAC